AAGCGCTCAGAAGGAAATGAACCAGAAGCTGCGTAGCGAGGGCGTTGTGTTCTTGAATGACGTATACCAGCGTCTCGGATATCCTCGCACTAAGGACGGTCAGATTGTCGGATGGGTGTACGACCCTGACCATGAGATAGAGGGTCATTACGGAGACAACATGGTTGACTTCGGCATCTACGATATTCTCCAGAAGCATGGTCCCGAGAAGATTGCATTCCTGAACGGTTACATTCCTTCAATCTGGCTTGACTTCAACGTAGACGGAATCGTTTACGACCTCATTTGAGATAGAGACGGACTAAAAGCTGTGGGTAGCGGGATATTTGAACAAGATATTCTCGACTACCCATGGCTTTACACCTTTGAAGGAGGTGGATACGCAGAATGAGTGCATTAAGAAACTTCGGATATTTACTTGCTGGAGTTGGCATTGGTACTATTGCGACGTCGATATTGTACCGTAGAGAACTTTCTAAACCAATTGGCGAAGAGATAGAGTATGTTTCACAGTACCCTGATGAAGAGGATGAAGATGATTTTTCAGATAATCAAGATGGTTGGTCAAGCAATAGCAGGCGCAGTTCAGCGGTTCCTTCGCATGATAGGGCTGGGTCACAAGAAAGATATTCCTCAGGAAGCGGAAGAGGGTCAGGACGAGATTCACGTGGACGCAGAGATACACGTGAACAAGAGTTCGGAACCAATCAAACTAACGTTGTCAACGTCTACGGACAACGTCAGAAAGATATTGCGCACTCGGTCGGTCAGGAACATTTTGAAGGACCAGATAAGAGGGATCCGTACGAAAGGTCAAAGCGTAAAAGAGAAAATGATACACCGTATTCAAAGATGTATCGCAATCAATCGAATCCGGCTGACATGATATATGAGGCGGAGATTGATAGTAGTGTTGAGGAAGATGTGGAAGAAGAGCTCCCCATCATAGAGCAAGATATTCATAGAATGTACAATCTTGAACGGGTCGAAGCCAACTTCGAAATCTTTATTGGGGATAATCCCCAAGATTTCGTAACGGTGGTGTTCTACAAAGGCGATAAGACCTTGTGCGATGAGGATGAGCAAATCATTCCATATCCTGAGGAAGTTGTAGGGATGGTGGCTCTGAATAGACTTATGGAAGGCGGTCCGGGAACTGATGGAGACGTGATATTTGTCCGAAACCTTAGGACTTGCATTAACTATGAGGTTGTACTAGACCTGGGTTGCTACTCGCAAACCGTTCTAGGACTGTTCGAGAACCATCTGAATTCGGATGGTGGTAAGGGTGCTAATACTCAATGAGTCATATGACTTGAACAAGACATATTTTAAGAACGCGTCGTATGTAGAGTGGCTGGAATCGTTCACAATCGACGAACGAGAGAGTGATATTTCGAGGAAAACGTATCACAAACTTATCAGGACGTTGTGGGCGATTCCTTTCACTGCCGACCTCGGTAATGACATTGACCGCGCTAAGGATGGGATTGAACTTCGCAGTAGGTACAACGATATTCTTGCAGAGAAGGCTGGTGATGGAGATTTCATCATGCCTGATGTGCATGAGATATTTGGTCCTTGCCGAGTGTTGGAGATGCTGATTGCGTTAACAATGAACATGTACGATATTATGCTCTATACGGAATTCTATGATAGCGTTAGTACCTGGTTTTGGGAAATCATGGGATGCCTTGGATTCGATTTGCTAGACGATATTTCTTGGATTGATGGGCCAGCTGGTAGTGCTGACTTGGTGAATCGAATTTGTGAAGACGTTATGGAGCATCGAGACGTCTTGACTGATGGTACCGTTATATCTCGTGGCGGTTGGTTCGGCGTTGAAGGCTGGAGCAGGATGGAGATTTGGTACCAGATGCACGCGTTCTTGGATAGATATTTCTAATCGCGCTCGATAGTGTGAGATATATTTGTATCATTTTGAGTGACAGTTTTTGTAAATAACCATGAAGAGTTAGCATCGGCTAACACTTAATGCGGACATAATGTCCGCAAAACTTAGAAAAACTCGTCAAAAAACACTAAAAAACACCAAAAATAAACACCATTTTATGGTTTGGGTTTTTTTTATATAGCGTTTCAATTACTATATTACTTTTCATATTTTAGAAAAAAAATGGTGTTTTGGTGTTTTTGACCCCTCACACCCCCTCTGACCTGCGATTTCTTTAACACCATTTTAAAACCGTTTTTGATTTTAACACCATTTTTTTTTGGTGTTTTTTGCCTACATGATTAATGAAAGGGGGTGAGCCTTTGGAGTTCTTTAAAATTCGCGAAAGAAACACCAAAAATGGAGATGAGATATATCCTGATTTCATAATTGGACGTCACAAAGACTTCATGGTTCGTGGACATGCATTCTATGCGATATTTGATGAAGAGACTGGTTTATGGTCTACAGATGAAAGTTCCGTTCAAAGAATTGTAGATAGAGCACTGTACGAGTATGCTCAGAATCGTAAGAGTGATTATGATGGAATGATATCTGTACAGTACATGTCAAACTTTGGTTCTCATGCATGGTCTAACTATCGCAAGTATATTAAGGAGATGTACGATAATTACCACGAGCTTGATACCAAACTTACATTCTCAGACCAAACACGAAAGCTAAAAGATTACGCAAGCAAGCGACTTCCATATCCTCTGCGAGATGGTGACCACTCAGCATGGGATGAACTTGTCGGGACGTTATATTCTGAAGAAGAGCGTAGAAAGATTGAATGGGCGATTGGTTCAATAGTTGCTGGAGATTCTAGAAAGATTAGCAAGTTCTTTGTCTTGTATGGTGCACCCGGTTCAGGTAAGGGAACTATACTAGATATTATTGCAAAGCTATTCGAAGGATATTTTTGTATCATAGAATCCAAAGCACTCGGTAGTCGTTCCTCCGATTTTAGTACAGCACCGTTCAAAGACAATCCGTTGGTGGCATTGGAATACGATAGCGACTTAAGTAAGGTCGAGAACAACACTCGTCTTAACTCCATAATCTCACATGAGACGATTCCAGTTCGAGAACTTTACAAAGCTGCATACAACGTCAAGATTAACGCCGTTATATTTTTGGCCACTAACACTCCAGTGCAAATCACAGATGCTAAATCGGGTATCATACGCCGTCTGATAGATATTAATCCGACTGGTGTTAAGATTCCTAGCCGTCAGTATGTCAAACTTGTAGATGCTATCGAGTTCGAATTGGGTGCTATAGCTAAGCACTGCATGGATATTTACAAGAAGCTTGGTATCCATTACTACGATGCGTATCGGTCTACTGACATGATGGAGCGAACAGATATTTTCTTCAACTTCATCGAGGAATCATATTTTACATTCAAGCAAGACAATGGCGTTACGTTAAAGCGTGCATGGCAAATGTTTAAGGAGTATACAGAAGATGCCGGACTAAGATATTTGATGCCAAAGCATAAATTCAAGCAAGAGTTACGCGAATATTTTGAAGACTTCATACCAAGTACAACAATAGATGGAGTTCATGTAAACAATTACTATCGAGGATTCTTGAATTGGAAGATTGATGGTAAGAGAGATATTCGCGTAGTAGAAGGTGAGAAAGATGAAGACGATATTCCACCGTGGCTTCAATTGAGCATGGATGCTGGATTGAATTCATTATTGGATGACGAACTAAGAGACTGTTTGGCACAGTATGCAAATGAAGAGGGTGTTCCGTTTAAGAAGTGGAAAGATATTTCTGGTACACTAAAGATGCTTAACACCCATTTTCTGCATTATGTTAAGATGCCGCCCAACCATATTGTAATCGACTTCGACTTGAAAGACCCTAATACAGGAGAGAAATCTGCAGCTTTGAATTTGAAAGCAGCATCCGAATGGCCGCCTACGTATGCTGAGTTTAGCAAAAGTGGTAAAGGGTTACATCTTCATTATATTTATGATGGAGACGTGAGTCGATTGCGAACGTTATATTCGGATGACATCGAAATTAAGGTCTTTAAAGGTAATAGTAGTTTAAGAAGACAGCTTACTGCATGTAATCAGATTCCTATTAGGACGATAAATAGTGGCCTACCATTAAGAGAGGAGCGGAAGGTGATAAATCATGACGCTGTAAAAAGCGAACGAGCTCTTCGTGACTTGATTAAGCGTAGCTTGACTAAAGAGTTTGGAGCTACAAAGCCTAGTATCGATTTTATTGACCATATTTTACGAGAAGCTAATGAAGCTGGATTGTCGTATGACGTTACTGACATGAAGCAAGCCATAATGATATTTGCGATGAACAGTACAAATCAAAGTGAATATTGTATGAAACTTGCTAGTGAAATGCCATACAAGTCTGAGGAGCCATCCAACAACGTCGACGGTAAGTACAAAGATATTCGTTTGGTGTTCTTTGACGTTGAGGTATTTCCGAATTTGTTGCTAATCAACTGGAAGTTCGAAGGCGATTCCGAATGCGTTAGGATGATAAATCCTTCTCCGGAAGAAGTCGGAGACTTATTTAACTACAAGCTAGTTGGATTCAACAATCGACGTTATGACAACCATATTCTGTATGCGAGATACATTGGCTACAACAATGAAGAGATTTTCAATCTAAGTCAAAAGATAATTAGCAATGACCGAAATGCTAATTGTACATTTGGTGAAGCGTATAATTTGTCGTATACAGATGTTTACGATTTTGCATCGGCAGGCCACAAGAAGTCTTTGAAAAAATGGGAAATTGAGCTTGGCTTGCACCATCAAGAGCTCAATCTTCCATGGGACAAACCAGTAGCTGAAGACGATTGGGCAACGGTAGCTGAGTATTGCGACAATGACGTTATATCTACAGAAGCAGTCTTTAAGCACTTGCATGGTGACTTCAGAGCACGAGAGATTCTAGCCGATATTGCTGGAATGACTGTTAATGACAGTACAAATGCTTTAACTACCAGAATCATATTTGGTAATGAGAAGAAGCCGCGTCTTAATTGGCATGACCTTGCTGAAGATTTTCCGGGTTATAAATACCGCAACGGTAAGAACATGTATCGTGGAGATGACGTTGGTCGAGGAGGATGGGTTTATGCCAATCCTGGAATGTATGACCATTGTATCACATACGATGTGGCTTCTATGCATCCAACATCTATTATTCAACTAAGATATTTGGGTGACTACACTGAACGCTTCCAAGATTTGGTAAACATTCGACTCTTCATAAAGCATGGTGACTATGATTCTGTCGGAAAGATATTCGACGGAAAGCTTAAACCATATTTGAAGAACAAAGAAGAAGCAAAGGATTTGTCGAATGCATTGAAGACTGCCATTAACTCCGTGTATGGTCTTACTTCAGCATCATTCGAAAATGCATTCAAAGATAAACGCAATAAGAATAACATAGTTGCACTCCGTGGAGCATTATTTATGCGAACCTTACAAGATGAGGTTGAAGAGCGTGGCTACAAAGTAGTCCATATTAAGACAGATTCAATTAAGATAGCAGACCCGACGCCAGAGATTGAACAATTCGTGTATGAGTTTGGCAAACGGTATGGCTATATTTTCGAAATTGAAGCTGTATGGGACAAGATTTGTTTGACTAACAATGCAGTCTATATTGGCAAGCAGTCTGTACTAAGTCCCGATGCTCCTGGAAAGTGGACTGCTACTGGTAAACAGTTCCAAGAGCCATACGTATTCAAAAAGATATTCTCTCATGAGCCGATAGAGTTCAAAGATATTTGCATAACCCTGTCCACTCAGTCGGCATTCTATCTAGACATGAATGAGAACCTGCCCGACGGCGAATCAAACCCAATGTTTGTTGGCCGTACTGGAGCATTCTGTCCGATATTACCGGGACATGGAGGAGGTGAGCTAAAACGTATAGAATCAGATGGCCGACTATCATTTGCTAGTGGTACGAAAGGGTATCGATTTTTGGAAGCCGAAGCTGTTCGCGGTACCGATACCGAGCAGTACATTGATTACGGATATTTTGATACGTTAGTTGATGCGGCTATAGACACTATTTCTAAGTTTGGTGACTATTATCGGTTTGTAGATGACTTAAAAGATATTCCATGGGTAATGCCATGTGGAGATTCACTAATGGAATCATGCCTACATTGTCCTCATCTACAGAAAGCACATGGATTGTGTGATTTAGGTTTCGACGTTTCCGATATTATGACAAAGTATGTAAGGAGTTAAGTTATGCCTCGCGACAATTTTCCCACCATCAACATTTCCGACGCTCGTTTCATTTTCTATACCAACTTCAAGGGTACTGCAGGCCCGTACAATAATGAGGGTGAAAGATATTTCAATGTAATCCTCGACGGAGAAGCGCTTGAGACTGCACTTGATTTGGGTATGAATGTTAAGACGACAAAGCCTCGTGAGGGTTACGAGCCGGTTAAGTATATTAAGGTTAACATTGGTTACAAGTATCGTGCTCCAATTGCTATGCTTATCAATTCTCATGCTAAGAGGTCCCTTACGGAGAATACTATCGGCGTTCTTGACGATTACGAGTACTCTAATGTTGATTTGGTTATTCGTCCGAATCGTTGGCGTCGTCCGAATGGTGATACTGGGATTAACGCATATTTGCAGGCTATTTACGCAACTGTTGTGGAGGATCCATTTGTCTCTAAGTATTATGACATTCCTGATACTACTGAAGATGAGACCATCTAAACAGTAAGATATTTGTTAGAGCGATTCTAAGCCGTTTTAAGGGCCTTTAATACATCGAATGGGTAAATACTCATAAGATATTTAAACGTGCCCTTAAAACGGCTCTTGTTAGCTAGGAACGGTATTATGGTACGTCTATATCCTGAACAAGAAGAAGCTGTCAACAAACTTAGCAATGGTTCCGTATTAGTTGGTGGTGTTGGTTCTGGAAAGTCTATTACAGCCTTGGCATATTTCATAAAGAAAGTATGCCGTGGCGGCTATGAAAAGATATTCACACCACTTGTACCAAAAGACCTATACATCATTACAACGGCTCGTAAACGAGATACATGGGAATGGCATGACGAACTTGTACCGTTTGGTTTGTCAACCGATAGGGACTTTAGTGTAGGACGGATATTAGTAACCATCGACTCTTGGAACAACATCCACAAGTACGAAGATATTCGTAATGCGTTCTTCATTTTTGATGAGCAACGAGTTGTTGGCTCTGGAGCATGGGTTAAGTCATTCCTAAAGATATCTAGAAACAACGAATGGGTTCTGTTAAGTGCTACTCCGGGCGACACATGGATTGACTACGTTCCGATATTCTTAGCCAATGGTTTTTATAAGAATCGTACTGCGTTTACAAAAGAACATGTAGTGTTTGACAGGTTTGCTAAGTATCCAAAGATTATAGGTTACATACACACTGAAAAGTTAATAGCTTTACGTAAAAAGATATTAGTAACAATGAAAGACAAACGTCAAACGAAGCGCCATGTAATAGACGTAACTGTTGAGTACAAGAAAGATATTTATGACATGGCCTTTAAAGACCGATGGAATCCGTATGAAGAAGAACCGATTCGTGATGCAGGACAGCTATGCCATATTTTGAGGCGAATTGTAAATTGTGATGACGACAGATTAAAGAAGCTATCGGATATTGTTAAGAAACACTCTCGTGTGATTGTGTTTTACAATCTTGATTCTGAACTTGAACAGTTACGAACATTGTCACAAAGATATTTCAATGAAAGCGATGTCACGGTAGCTGAATGGAACGGCCATCGGCATGAGCCTCTTCCACAGACTGACAAATGGGTATATTTAGTTCAGTACACTGCTGGGGCTGAAGGTTGGAATTGTACATCAACTGACACAATTGTGTTCTACTCATTAAACTATTCATACAAAATAATGGAACAGGCAAGTGGCAGAATAGACAGAATCAATACAAGATATTCTGATTTGTACTACTACAGGTTTGTTTCAGATTCGTCAATAGACAAGAGCATCTTACGAGCTCTAAAGAACAAGCGAAACTTCAATGAAAAGATATTCCTGCGGACATAATGTCCGCGCAGAAAAAACCACGCCTTTAATAGGAGAGGTATGAGACTTTTTTTACCTCTATATTTTAGTTAAAAACTATGATTTTTCTTTTTTCCTTGAAAGGGCGGCTATGAAGAGAGAAAGTGCTTTCCAATCCGCTCTAATAAAAGACCTTAAAAAGATATTTCCAGGATGTATGGTGCTAAAGAATGATTCATCATACTATCAAGGCATTCCAGACCTATTAGTTTTGTATAAAGACAAATGGGCGATGCTAGAGTGCAAAAGATATTCTACGGCTCAACACAGACCCAATCAAGATTACTATGTTGACAAGTTCAATGACATGTCGTATGCAAGTTTCATATTTCCAGAGAACAAAGAAGAGGTATTACATGAACTTCAACAAGCATTTCAATCTTGATGGTAAGCACGCATTTTTGGGAGCAAGCAATTACTCATGGGTTAACTACGATAGAGAAAAGTTGTGCGAGGCATATCGTAACAATCAAGCAAGATATCGTGGAACACAACTACATGAGTTTGCAAGTCAGTGTATAAAGCTAAGACAGAAGCTTCCAGATGTAACTAAAACGTTAAACATGTTTGTTAACGATGCGATAGGTTACCGCATGTCGTCTGAGCAAGTTCTATACTATTCAGACAATTGCTTTGGTACAGCCGATGCCATATCTTACAATGAAACTACAAAGATATTACGCATACATGACTTGAAGACTGGTACTACTCCGGCTTCTATGAAGCAACTCTATATTTACACAGCACTGTTCTGTTTAGAGTACGGTTTAGACCCTCATTCTATGACGATTGACTTGCGAATCTATCAATTCGACGATATTCAAGGGTGCAATCCTGAAGTAATAGATATTTTGCAGATTATGAAAAAGATTCATGATTTTGACTTATTAGTAAAAGAAATGAAGAAGGAAGAGGAAGAATCATGATAGTTACTGAGCAACAGTATTCTGATTACTTAATGCACTATGGAACTCCTAGACATTCAGGAAGATATCCTTGGGGGTCGGGCGATAATCCATACCAGCGTAATGCTAACTTCAGAGCCCATGTACTAGAGCTTAGACATCAAGGAATGAGTGATGCTGAGATAGCTCGTGGAATGGGCATGACTAAGAATGAAATGATAGCGGCCATGTCTAGAGCAAGAGCTGAGAACCGAGCTGAAGATGTGGCAGAAGCTAAGCGTCTTATTGAAAAAGGATATTCTCAGTCTGCAGCAGCTAGACGCATGGGCATCAATGAGTCTCAGCTTCGTAATCTTCTTAAGGAAGATATTCAAGCACGAGCTAATCTTACAGGTGAAACCGCAGAGTTGTTGAAAGCAGACCTTGAAGCTAACGGAGGATATTTAGATGTTGGCGCTGGTGTTGAGCAATACATGGGCACTAGTAGGTATGTATTCGACAATGCTGTTTCTCAGCTAGTATCAGAAGGATATTCTGTAGAAAAGATTAAAGTAACACAAGCTGGTACTGGACAGAACACTACTGTTAAGGTATTGGCCCCTCCTGGAACTACTTGGGCAGATATTAACTTCCATCGGGAAGATATTCGTCTAATCAATGCTCCGTATGACCAAACTGCTGATGGAAGCGGAAGGTCTAAGCTTGGTTTGGAACGTCCAGTTGCTATTGACCCAAACCGAGTAATGGTTCGTTTCGCAGACGATATTGGTCCTGATGGTGGTCGAGGCATTGAGAAAGACGGTGTCATCGAGTTACGTCGTGGCGTAGACGATATTTCATTAGGTGCTGCCAATTACGCTCAGGTTCGAATCAATGTCGGCGACAGCCACTTCATTAAAGGTATGGCCGTATATTCTGATGACATGCCAGATGGTGTAGACATCATTTTCAACACAAACAAGCACTCTGACACTCCGATATATGGTCACAAAGACAATAGCGTATTCAAAGAGCTAAAGGTTAATAAGGAAACGGGCGATATTGATTGGGACAATCCTTTTGGAGCTACAATCAAACGCGAAGGCGAGAACAAAAGCGACTTACGTTTAGCACAAAGATATTATACAGACAAAAATGGTAAGAAGCAGCTTTCGGCTATTAATGTTGTTAACGAGGAAGGTGACTGGGAGACTTGGGCACCAACTTTGTCATCTCAGTTCTTATCTAAGCAGCTACCATCTGTTGCTAAGCAACAGCTAAAGATATCCTCAGATGCTAAGCAAGCTGAGCTAGACGATATTATGTCGCTTACCAACCCTACCGTTAAGAAGAAGCTTCTTGAAGAATTCGCAGATGAATGCGATTCTGCTGCAGTTCACTTGAAGGCAGCTGCATTGCCTCGACAGCGCTCACACGTTATATTACCAGTTCCCGGTATTAAAGAGAATGAGATATATGCTCCTAACTATGAGAATGGTGAACAAGTAGCATTAGTCAGACACCCGCACGCAGGCCGTTTCGAAATTCCAGTATTAACGGTAAACAACAATGTCAAGTCTGCAGAGAGAGTAATAGGAAGAAATTCTCCCGATGCTGTTGGCATTAATGCTAAAACCGCGGGCATATTGTCTGGCGCTGACTTTGACGGTGATACAGTATTGGTTATTCCTACTAAAGGCACCAATATTCAAAGCCAGCCACCTCTTAGAGGTCTGAAAGACTTCGAACCTAAGGAAGCTTACCGGGCATATCCTGGAATGCCTGAGACAAGCAAAGAGAATGGCTTCGACAAACAGAAAGAGATGGGTAAGGTCTCTAATCTTATTACCGACATGACGATTAAGAACGCACCTGACGAAGATATTGCTCGTGCAGTTCGTCATTCCATGGTAGTAATCGATGCCGAGAAACACAACCTAGACTGGAAGCGTTCTGAGCGCGAGAATGGTATTGCAGACCTTAAGAAAAGATATCAGGGCAAGGCCTCTGGCGGAGCATCGACTCTCATATCTAGAGCAAAGAGCGACTTGTATGTAAACAAGCGTAAGGAGATAACTCCTGACAAGCGTACTGGTGAGAGAAGATATATTGAGACCGGTGACATGTATCCGGAGCGCAAACTCAATCCTGAAACAGGAAAGAAAGAGCTTACCGGTAAGATGAAGATGTCTACGACCAAGACCACTAAGATGGCCGAGGCCAAAGACGCATATTCTCTGTCATCTGGTACTCGTATGGAAAACATATATGCAGACCATGCGAATCGTCTAAAGGCAATGGCTAACACTGCAAGAAAAGAAGCTCTTCGCACAGAAGCAGTTCCATATTCTGCATCAGCAAGACAGGCATATTCTAAAGAGGTTGCTAGTCTTGAGGCCAAGTACAAGTTAGCTCAGAAAAACCGTCCATTGGAACGACAAGCTCAGATAATTCAAGATGTCGTTGTTCGGTCAAAGCTCAATGCTAATCCAGATATTCGTGATGACCCTGATAGGCTTAAGAAATTAAAGAATCAAGCACTTCGTGAGGCTCGTGAACGTACTGGTGCTAAGAAAAGTGACTTCTATATTACTGATGAAGAGTGGGAAGCTATTCAAGCTGGTGCTATACACAAGACTCGTCTCGAAGCTTTGTTAAGAACTGCTGATTCTGACCGTGTTAAAGAACTAGCATTGCCTAAGTCTAACAGTAAGATATCCTTGTCGGTCATATCTAGGGCCAAGTCAATGCAAGCATCGGGTGCCACACAAGCTGAGATAGCTGATGCACTCGGTATTAGTACATCCAGTGTTAACGAGATACTACTTAAATCTAGAACTGAGTAAAGGGGGTCATATTTATGGATGATTCAGCTGAGTATCTATTAACCACCTGCGACAATCCATGGAGCCCATTCACACAGTTCAGAGAATGGTTCACTTGGGACATAACTAATGGGTGGCATCTGAATGACGATGGTACTGTAGGATTAGGCTATTGCACATCAAGACTGCTGGACAGACTTACAGCAACGTCGGAAGATATTAGTCCTGCTCAATACAACCGGGACATATCTGATGCAATTGACGAGATACTAAAGTTTAACATACCAGGTGTCTACATGCGCGTTAAGAAGAGCGATTACGAGCATTGGGTGCCTAAGAAGAGCGTGCTATAAGGATTGTAGACCTTTAGACTCGGGAGGATATTTGTCCTCTCGGGTCTTTTGGTCACTTTTTACCGTTTAGTGTTGTTACTGGACTGGGTCATATTCTCTTTTGAGCGTTCGCACATGATTGATAGCACTATCTAAGCCTCTATAGCATGAGCTTGAGCACTAGTCCATATTCTCATACGAGCTCTCTACCATGCTTGAGACTACTCACACAGTCCTTAGCTCTTTAGAGCCCTCTTATAGTGGGTCATATTCTCTCACAAGCGTTCACACACGCTTGATAGCACTATCTAAGCCTCTATAGCATGAGCTTGAGCACAAGTCCATATTCTCATACGAGCTCTCTACCATGCTTGAGACCACTCTCACAGTCTTTAGCTCTTTAGAGCCCTCTTATAGTGGGTCATATTCTCTCACGAGCATTCACACACGCTTGATAGCACTATCTAAGCCTATCTACCATGCTTGAGACCGCTCTCACAGTCTTTAGCTCTTTAGAGCCTTCTTATAGTGGGTCATATTCTCT